TTCTAAAGGATTAAATACAGATTTGATTTTTAAATCTTGACCAGTTAACTTCTCTTCCAGTTTTAGATAATACTCAAATACCCATTCTCTTGGTACCTCATTTAATTTTGATATTATTGATGTAGTTATTAACATAGTTAAAAATAAAAGGGAAGACATATAGCCTTCCCTTATTTTACAGATTAAATAATTCTAAAGTTTGAAATCATTATTCACACTTGATCCAGAGCTTGCCCCGTCTCCATCAAACCCTGCAACATTTTCTACAGGTTTCTTTTTGATATGATCTCTTTCATTAAACTTAGCTACCTTGCCACTATTCTTAACAGCAGATTCAAATGGTATACCAGTCTTAGAATACTTAGGAAAGAATAGATCATAACTAGTATAACCTTCTTTGTTAAGATATTCCTTACCAGCAATACAAGTATTCAACCACTTGTCTTTGAATGGAGCATCATTATTAAATTGCTCAATCAAAGATTGGATTGTAGAATGCTTACCATTCTGTTCAATTAGCCAGTTGTCACAGCCTACTTCTACACAAAGATTCTTAAGAAACTTTAATATCTCAGAATCTCTGCCAATTTCTATACCTGTTTTAGTTACGCCATCAGCATATGCATACTCATTAGCTTTAACTTTACCAACTTGACCTTTGTATCTACCCAAAGATTCATTGTTCTTGTCTATGAAGAAGCCTTCGAAGTCTCCGTCTTGTTCTTCACCTTCTAGATTTAGAACAATATGAAGAGCCCCTGGCTTAAATTTAAAATCTTCATATCCAATAGCTCTGATTGTTACTTTGTGATTACCTGGTTGTAATACTTTAGGTGTCCCACCTGTTCCTGTTTTGATGTCTTTTGTGTTTAACATATTATTTATTTGTTTAGTTAGTCAATATACACTTTATCCCAATAAGTTTTTAATTCTCCGTCTACCATTTCAGATACAACTATCTCTTTGTTTCTCAAATGCTCTGGTCTAGCACCACAAGATACCTCATCACTTGTCTTAAAGCTTAAGATATTTTGTGTTCCCTTTCTATATAGGTAGCCAATAGCATCTGATTGAGAAGTTGTTATCCTCTTTAGTTTACCTGTCAAGTCTAAGTCCATAGAAGTAAACTCTGCACCATTCTTTTCTAGAAGAATATCTTTAATATGACCACAAAGAATTACTCTTGGTGCCCATGTCTTGATATACTCTATAATCTTGGTGAAAGCTTCTCTTAGATAAGGATAGCCTGCGCCGTTAGGTAAGTTAAGTATGCTACCATACTGAGCTTTGCTTTGTGCAAACCAGTTCTTACCCATAGAAGTACGAGAATAAATAATCTCAGCATATGGAATACACATCTCTTCTAAAGCTGTGATTGTATCTACAGCAATATACTGATAAGGTTTACCTGCTTTCTTTATTTCTTCTCCGATCTCTTTGATATCTTCTACGCTTTTAGCTTCAATCTTCATTGCACTTACATACTTAGTACCTCCTTCAAGATCTAGTATTAAGCAATTATCTAATTGAGCAAACAGACTAGTCTTACCAACTTTAGGCTTGGAAAAGATAATTAAATTTTCTGGACTCTGTGTATGTGCCTCTATCTTTTTAGTAGGCAACATGATCTTTTTTTCTTCGTTTACCATTATTTTGTTATTAAATCATTCAACCATAGCTTGTTACTGATAGGCTTCTTTAACAAAATAGCTGCTAAATCTCTAATAGTTAAATCAGAAAAGGGTAAATCTATTCCGTTTGAAACATCTTTTGGTGGAGAGAAAGTAGGTTTATACTTTGTTTCTTCCAATACTTCTGGTGTATAAGATTTAACTAGGATTAATTCTGATACAGGTATCATATACCTAGTAGTACCATTATTCTCTAGTGTTTCATACTCCTCTTTATAGTTAGGATTATATCTCCATTTATAAAGAGTTCTATCTGGATCCTCTGGTATAAGATCCGCAGAAGCTTGCTCCGTGTAAATATCCATACCTTTAGATATCTCACTGGTAAATAAACCAATATGCTTTTCTAATTTCCCCGGTGGTTTATAAGCCAACTTAGGAATAAAATAGGCATCTGGTATTCCCATTTCCGCAAAAGTTTGTTGGTGAAAATCTCTTAAAGACTTCAACCTTTCCCGCTTGTCTTCGGGTGTTACGATTGTGTTTAATCCGCTCATTTTACTTTGTGTTTATTTTTCTTTCCATACAAGGTGGTGTATCCATTTCTGAGACTCTCATCTTACTAAACTCAGCCTTCATAAAACTCATACGAGTATCACCATTCCTAGCCTTGAGAAAGTGAAACACTAATACATCCAAGTCTGTTATTAGATATCTCTCTGGACCATATTCACTGATATTTTGTTTACCTGGTCTATTAACACCTACTACAGTATCTGCATGTTGTAGTAAGGCATCAGCCCCATAGATATCGGAATCCAAAATATAGTTACCATACTTACCATTTTCATTTCTCTCTGGTGAATCTATGGATCTATTGAGTTGGCTTAGTATGACAAAAGCTATTGGATACTTTCTTTTTAATGCTGTGATTGCTTCTCCGAGTGCGAATAGAGTATCATGTTTGTCTTTTTCAAAGCTTGCTTTTCGTAGTAACAGTGAGTGATCTAGAGTGATAATTGTTTTGGTGTATTGTCTGCTGAAACTTCCATCATCATTCTTCTTTTGAATAGAGTATGATTCCATGTAGTCAGCGATGATTTGGCGAAACTCATTAACAGTACAAGGTTCGTCTACTAAATCAATAGGGTAGCTAATCATTTTCTTTGCATAGTCATAGCATAGACTAATATCTGATTGAGATATTTTTCCATCAGCACTACACAAATATTTGTAGGACCTATCTAAATAGGATGAGAAGCTTCTCATAGCTGTAACTCTTCCTACCATTTCAAATTGAAATTCTAATACTCTAAAATTAACATTGGGATTTAATTCAAAAGCGCTTCTTACAATTTGATCTTTGATTAGTGTCTTACCTGTACCTGGCCTAGCAGCAATAACTGTGGTTGAGTTCCAAGGTATACCATCTTCAATGGCATCATTAAATTTTTTCCAAGGTGTAAGGATACTACTAATTGTACCATCTCTTCTACCTTGCATGTAGTTAAGAGCCTCTTGATAAGATTCCTTAACTTGTTTCCAAGACTTCTTTTTTTCTGTAGACATAAGGTGAGTATTCCCTTTACTTTTTAATCAAGTTTAATTTTTAAAATTATTTGAATAGGGGGATTGAGTTGTTTTGCAAAGATAAAAAAATTTTTTATTATAACTCTCTTAATGCTAACATTTTTTCATCATTTGTTATATCACAATGATCTAACAAACCATTTGTTTCAAAGTCATCACCATAGAAACCGTGGCAAGAATCTATTAACTCTCTGTGCTCGTGACCTTTATCACATGTAGATGTTTTATATAGATTAAATCCATATACATTTCCAGATATATAAAAATCCATTATTTCAATTTCACCTTCTAAAACTTTTGTTGCTCTTGAAATTGTTTCTTCATTTACTTTACCATATTCTTCTTTTAATTTCTTCTTAGTTACATAAATAAATCCTACTTGACCTGAGTCCCAAGGACAACTAAACCCGGTAGTATTAATTGTAATACCACTGTGATCATACATATAGATAGGTAAGCATACTCCAGCTTTTTCTTTGTTCCAGATATGTTGCTCCATCTCAGACCAACTATTAAAATCATCTGATGAGAAAGGAATATTTTCATCACCAAATTCATATCTTCTATGGAAGATAGCCATGGTGCCTAGATTATCCCATTCTCTTGGACTCTCAGGATAATCATCGTGTACAATTTCTAATAGTTTTTCTCCTAAGTTTACTGTTTTATATTCCGTCATACTACTTTTTCTTTAAATATTATTTTGTTATCAAGTGTTTCACCAGACTCTATTATCTCACAGTAATCAGCTAGATCTGAACTAGCCACCTTACTAGAGTCTTGTTTCCTTATAAAATACATAGAGGTTCTAGTATATTTATAATTCTCATCGCTTTGCTTTTGAACATATAGTTCAGTAGCTTTTAATATTGTTTCCCAACTATATGAAAAGTTTTCAAAGAACCATCTAAAGTTTGCTTCTAGATTCTTAGGACTACTCCTCATATACTTACCACTACCAGCTTTCTTCTTAGGAAATACTTCATTATATTCTTGTATCTTTTTAAGATACTCATTTCCTAGTAGCTGATTGTTAGTTTTCTTCTTATGTATTTTGAAGAAGCTTTCTACCTTGGCTATAGTACTTATAGCTTTGGGTGACAACTTATTTTCTTGATCAAGAAACTCAGTGTTTTGTAGATGTCTTAGTTCTTGATGAAGATTTACATTGTTAGGTGATATAGAATGTTGAATACAATATAGAACAAAGAACTGATTAGGATTCAGCTCTTTTTCTAAAATCATGTTGAACATATCCATCATAGCCATATCTGTTTTTGATTTCATTTTTTATTCTATTAAATATTTCAACTACTTTTTTGTCTTTGATAATCAAATAATCTTCTACAGTTTTGCAACCATGAATAATACTTGCATGATGAAGCCCTGAATATTTACCAATGTAAGATAACGTGTATCCTGCTTCTCTAGCAAGATAATGGAGCATTTGTCTATATGTAACAAGCATACCATTTCTAGTCCTTTCTCTTGTAAAATTTGGATGGATAGCTATTAACTCTGGATAAAATTCTTTTGCATCTTCTTTTATCAAAGTATCCAATTCCGAG